GTGATGCTTTGATATCGCTCATCGTGCATGTGGGACCTGAGCAACCAGAAAAATGACCGCCTGGTAGCTGAGTACCTTCGCACGATGAGCGATATCAAAGCATCACAGAGCGCAGCATATTATATGTCGAACACCCCGGCATTAAAAGCATTCCTATCAGCCAAGCATGGCACAGATACACTCAGTGAGATGGTATGGAAGGTAGCAGGACAGTTCAGGGCAGAGATGGAAGTTCACCTGGGGCTGGGTATTGTAAATGGTGACAGTGCGCAAAAGATAAGCCAGAGAATAAGACAATACCTGCAGAACCCGGATGCACTATTCAGAAGAGTGCGCGATGCATCCGGTAAGCTGGTCCCCTCGCAGCGCATGAGAGACTATCATCCGGGACAGGGAGTATACCGAAGCGCTTATAAAAACGCAATGAGGGTGGCACGGAGCGAAACGAATATGGCATACCACAGCGCAGACAACATGCGCTGGAACCAGATTGATTTTGTAAAAGGTATCAAGATATCCCTTAGCGCAAGTCATCCACATTACAACTTCTTGGAGATATGTGAAGAGCTGGCAGGGGTTTATCCGAAAGACTTCCAATGGACCAATTGGCACCCCAATTGCTTATGCCATGCCACTCCCATACTAACCAGCCACACTAATTTCAGAGAATACCTCAAGACAGGACAAAGAGAAGTTAATAACTACGTGACCGAGTACCCGGAGAGCTTCAAGGGATACATAAAAAACAATTACGAAAGGCTCAACAACTACAAGTCCGTGCCCTATTGGATGCAAAATAACATGGAAATTATTGGAAAATACGTAAATGTTTAGTATCTTAGCTCTATGAAACGATTAATACCCATATTTTTATTCTTGTTATTTTTGACTAATTGCGAGAAAGAAAGGAGGACATGCTGGGATTGCACAACAATTACAATATTTGATTATTTATACAATCCTGCCTTGGATTCATACGATGTCGAAAAGATAGTTATATGTGATCACACAGAGTCAGAGATCCGCGAATATGAGGACATCAACACCTTCAATAGTGAATACCGTGACGGGATAGAAGCATATCACTACGACCTAAAGAGCACTTGCTACTGCATAAAATAATACCAGATATCGGTTGCCGGTAAACATGCCAGGACAAAGGAACCGGATAGCCTCTCATTACTGAGGGGCTATTTTCACTGTCCGAAATACTGTTATTTGTCAGTAAAACGCTGTTAACTGTTCATAAATTATTAACATATGGTTTAGTCACACACCTTTCAATGCGGTAATTTTGTATTAAACATTGCAACAGAAGCTGCAGAAAAGCAGTTTAATTGCTAATAAGGGGTAAACAACTAAACCTTAATATTTTTATGAAAGAAAAAATTTTATCATTCCTGAAAACCAAACTCAATGGGGTACAGGAAAATTATTTATCCGGGATTGCAGACCACTACGCAAAAACCGTGACAGAAGAATCACAGATCGAGACAACGCTGACAGACGGGGTCATTGATCTTCTAAAGCTCAACGCTGCTTATTTTCAGACAGAAGGAGACCGCAGGGCAACAGAAGCAGCAGACACAGCACTTAAGAATTTCCGGAAGAAACACGGACTTGACGAAAACGGTAAGCCTATAAACACAGGTGACCCGAAAAAGAAAGACAAGGACGACAAACCAGACCCGGATGAGCCTGCATGGTTCAAAGCATATCGTGAAGCGAAAGATGCTGAGATAGCAGAGCTCAAGAACGCATTTGAACAACAGAAGAAGGAAAAGGCTTTGAGTGCGCTGATCGATAAAGTCAAGACGCATGATAAGCTAAAAGGGATTCCGGCTTCATTTCTCAAAGGACGTAATCTGGTCCCAGGATCGGAGGACGAAATCGATCAACTGGCTGCATCCATAGAAGCTGACTATTCAGCCTTTAAACAGGAGATGGCAGAACAGGGGGTACATATCTCAGTACCGCCAGCGGGCGGCAGCGGCATTAAGGAAGGTGCTGCACTCGGCAAAGCGATTGCCGAAAAGAAAAACACCAACACGTCTGATGGTGTGAAAGGTAAGACGATATAACTAACTAAAAGAAAAAATTAAATGAACATAACAAAAACATCCATACCGGGAAGAAACGTCGTATGGGAGTCAATCCTTGACGAGGTTCCCGGAGGTGTGTCAGTCGATGTTACCAGGCTGGACTATACAGCCGACGGTAAAGAATACCTCCCGGCAGGCACACCAGTGTATGTTGACCTATCGACCAGGGTAGCTGAAGTATGTAAGTCAGCCTCTGCAGCAGCATCGGGGACCGCTACAACAGTAATACTACCTAAACAGCACCACTTTAAGGTCGGAGACTCAATAACAGACTTTGCATATTGCTGTATCATCTCAGATATCACAGAAGGTGATGATACGGATACTCTCACAGTCCCCTCAGGACTTATAACAGCTTCGGGCACCGTATACGGAGAAGCAGCCTCGGCTGCAACCGGTGCTTATGCCTCATCCCTGAGATATACCCCTAATGGTATGCTCAAAGACAAGATACGCATAGCAGAAGGCAATGCCGATGGCGCTGTTGTCAAGATAGGTTCAGCTCGTGAAGATGCTCTCACCTTCCCGATACCTGACACTTATCAGATAGCTCTTCGTGGAGGAAGCTCCGGGACAGGAACCAGTTTAATAACCTTAGTTTAACCTTATAGCAATATGAAAACACCAATTATAGAAGGCGTAACCCAGGCAGGACTGGAATCTTATCTCGCAGCACGGCAGTATGACGAATTATACTGGCCAACATTATTTCCTCTCAAGAACGTCGATCTACTCGACGGGAAAACACTCATCGGTGCCGTCGGCAGCCGCGTAGCAGCTCACGTTATCTCGTATAACGCCAAAGCACCGGAAGCCGGAAGAAAAACACTCACCACAAGACATTTTGATATCCCGAAAATAGCACAGTCAAGGCGCAAAGAAGAAAAGGAGATCCTCGAACACAGGATCACCAGAAGCATCAGAGGCAATGACGCAGTTATTGAAGATTATTTTAATGATATCGACTTCGTTTATGACAGTTGCATGGCACGTCTGGAATGGATGGCTCTTACAGCCCTCTCGACAGGATACCTGCAGTTATCAACAACTAACAATCCGCAGGGTATCATCAACGAAACGACCATTGACTTCGGACTACCGTCAGATAACAAGAAATGCGTCTCAGTTGTATGGAGCTCCACTACTGCCGCCAATGGCACAATGGTACCGATAACTGATTTCCTTGCCGTTGTAAAAGCAGGACGTGCTGCAGGAATTAAATTCAGCAGGATATTGATGACAACCGATACCTTTGACCTGATGTGTACTGCAACCGGCTTCACGAAGTATTTTGCAAATACACAGCTAAGCTCTGTCACCACAGCACTCACATTGGAGAATATCAACCAGGTGCTGACAGCTTACCGTATACCTCCGATAACACTTATTGATACTTATGTTGGTATCGAGGACAAGGCAGGTGACATAACACAGGTTAACCCCTGGTCAACGACTCACATACTGTTTGTCCCTGACGTAACTGTCGGGCAGATGTATAACGGGCCGATAGCCGAGCAGCTTGAAAAGCCGGATGGAGTACTCCTCTCAACAAAAGGTAACGTCTCGCTCTCAATACGAAGAGAATACAACCCCGTCAGTGTACTGACCAAAGGTGAATGTAATGCATTCCCATCATGGCCAACCGTTGACAGGTGTTTCAACCTCTATACAGCCAATGCTAGCACATGGGCTTAATAGAGTCCTCTCATCTCTTTAATTAGAAAGGGCCGTCTTAGCCGGCGGCCTTTTTTTTAAAACATTTGTGTGATGACATACCTCGAAGCACTGAAAGCAAAACTCAACTACCCACTAACGGATAACGCCTTCACTCTGGCATTGACCGATAGGGGGATTACAGCATCAGCAGACTACTCAGCTGGCAGCAGTTTTCAATTGGCTTATGCCGACACCATAATGACGCTTTTAACATCTCCTAACATACGCGAAGGAGGGTACTCAATATCGCTCAGCGAGAAAGAGTCCCTGAAGAAACTCGCGCA